TGAAGAAGATACTAGATTTACCGCATTTGCCGTAACACTAAAATCCGTAACTGCCTCATTTTTATCTACAGGAACGCTCTCTGAAGGGTTAGTCTGAAGAACTGTTACCCCTCCGAAGCCTTCTTTTGATTTAGTAAATACCTGCGTTCTAACTATAGTAGCTTGGTTTTGTACATTAATAGAATAAGTAAGAGTGGCAGTATCAGTCGTCCATGCAGTAGTACTAAACTCTGCATCTCCATAAGAAATAAGAGAAGCATTACTAGCGTCAAGAGTTCCTGCATTCAAAGCACTAGAAGGGTCAGAGGTTGGCCCAGTTAGTGTATATTGACCTATTCCAGGGATGCCCGATGAAATATAGGTTAAGATAGTAGAGCCTTTTCCTACTTCTATAGTTGTTCCTGTACTTGCCCCTACAATACGGCCGGAGGTGGACCCCGCAGTTCCTACAGGAACACCTTCTGAGGTAGTAGGAATTGATGCAGATAGATTACTGAAAGAGGTCCAGAAACCTCCGCTCAAAGCATGAATAGCTCTAACAATTACTTGATCAGTTGCTAGAACTGTTCCAGTAGCTCCGCTCTCTGCTACTTGTACACTTATTAATGCACTTGCTTCTTTTTTCGCACTGTTCCAAGTAGTATGGTTTCCAGGAACTGATAAAGTAGCTGTAGGAGTGCTATAAAAACCATTGCCATCCGGTGTTCCTGTCTGGGTAAGAGTTAAACTTACTCCAGTGGGCGGAGTAACTGTAAATTTATATACAGGATTCGTAAAATTCGTAGAACTTGCAGTAAAGTCAAGCTCGTTGTTAGTTCCATTATGTGCAGGGTTTACACCTTTTTCATCATATATAATAGTTAAATCTTCGGAAGTTATATTTACTGTTTTACCTGAAATTCCGTCCGACCCCGCAGTAACTTTAGATATAACGCCAGTACCTGTAATAGATAGGGTGTTATTAAATTTCTCTGCTGCTTCTATTACTACAGATTCTGCAACTCCATTGGCATATGGAATAGTTCCATCATCTATTATTTTAGAATATCCGAAATTTCCAACATTAGGGGCTTGATACGCAGTGTCTAAAGTACCATCATCTAAATTTGTACTAACAGAGGTTACTTTAAATACAGGATCTTTAAATCCAATTGCAGTTGCAGTTGCAGTTATATTCCCTGGAGATGTTAATTGAGTATTTGGGTCATTAAACTCATATTGCAGAAGAGGATCACTAACATTAACAAGTACTTGTTTACCGAGTACTAATGTCTCATCTAAAGTTATGTACTTTGAAAGCTGGAAGGTAGATCCATCATGCCTAATTTTTGCAAAAATAGAATCCTCTGAGTAACTAGGTCTATATGTCCTACGGTTAAGAGTAGTCGAAGGAATAGCTATATCAAAAGTTTTATCAAGAATTAAAGTAGTATCGTTGACCACACTTATGACAGTTGCGGCAAAGGGGCTAGCAATTATAGTCCCTCCAGAAGTCCAAGTAGTAACAGTGCTGGACAAAACAGGATTATTTAAAGATTGTGTAGTATGAAGTTCTACAATGTAAGTGTATATTCCGTTACTAAGAGTTTGTGAGATTTTATCTACAAAGTAATAGGTATCATTTAACTCCGTACTTCCTGCACTTCCTCTTATAATTGCTCGTGATCCGTCTAATAGCATTCCTCCGATAGACGATGTAAATCTAACGCGTACATTCGTTTGTGTTTTGTCCACCGCAGTTATAGAGTAAGGCACTAAGTCTTTTGAAGTTCCAAACGTAATAATATCTCTTGGTTTAATATCTGCAATAAAGCTTGTGCTTGTGCCGGTTATTTTGTTTGTGCCCGCTGCAACAGTTACAGAACCAGACACAGCAGTCCAGTTAGAAAGAAGAGGGGTTAAGTGATTTTGTCCGTCCTCAATTTTTCTCCAAAAACCTATACCCTCTAAAGCAAGAGTATCATAGTGTACTAAGTCTAGCTGATTTCCGTCTAGTAGTACATGGTGGTCTACGTTAGGAGTGTTAATAATTCCTGACAAATCAATCGTCTCGGCTTCAGTTATAGATCGACTTCCCCCTAAAGAGTCTCCTAAAGATACAACAGTTGTAGGGTCTACCTCAAAGAGTAGTTCATTTAAATTATTTACACTAAACTTGCTCGTTGATAGTATTCCTTTTGGTATACCCTCTTGAACACGAGTTACATTGGTATTAAAAGGATCTCCTACATAAAATTCTAAGAATCTATATCTCGATACATTACCTTTAGGGGATATAGCTCGTACTTTTACTTGTAGGATACCATCGGGTATTTTTGTAAGTAAAGTATTTGTAGTAGAGGTTTTTATAGGACTAGCAACCCCCTCGATATTGTGGTGCACTTCATATTTTGCTACAAATTGAGAATTAGAGGGCGCATCCCACTCTATTACTAGCTCCTCTCCTGTTTCTGCAGGATTGGAGCTTATTAATACTCTGACATTCTCAGGTGCCGGTATTGCTACTCCCTCTGTAGCCTCTAATACCGAGGACGGAAGTGTGCCTAGTTCATAGTCTTTTTCTACTGATAGAAATTTTTCATTATAGAACTCTACAGCAGAAATACTTGCTTCTGTAATACTATCTTGAGTTATAGATAGAATTTTATAGTTTTTAGAGGATCCTTCAACAGTTAGACTATCTACTGTCTTTTTTAAGCCCCAGATCGTTCCTACAGCAGGAGATGCATCCAAAGAGCTCGAAGGGACAGTTACTTGATTTGTTGTCCCACTTGCTGTTATACTCTCTAGCGTTTGAACGTAAGTGTAGTCTTTCCACTCTAAAGCTAGTGGAATAGTCATGGCAGAATTTTGAAAAGCGCTTGATGCACGCACTTCGGTATCTATAGCAACTAAAGTAGCAGTGCCATCTTGGTTAATATCTACGTAAGCCTGGGCTACGCGATCTCCAGACTGATAAGTATCTGAACCAATACTTAAAGGGTCAACCCCAGTCCAAAAAGCGGCAGGATCTGTAACTAATATATTTAGATCATAGGTACCTGTTGAGAAGTCAACGTCTCTATCGAAAGTAATTACGGTATTTGAACCTGCTACTGATACTGCTTTTATTCTTCCACTATGATCTAATCCGGTTTTATTTGCGTCTTGAATGCTTATCACATCTCCGGGCTTTACAAAAGAAGAGGCTAAGGCAGTCTTAAAACTTACTATTTCTGTCTGATTCTGAGCTGTCCACAGCTTCCATTTTCCGTACCTAAAAGCCTGAGCCTCTGAAGTAGCTCCAAAAGCAACCGCAGATTCGCTAATAATTCTTCCTGTTCTAGCAATAGACTCTCTATCTTCTATTATTAAGGGAGCAGGCTCGTAGTTAATAGTAGGATCGTTCCAAGTAACTATTACTTGATTTACCTTCGTTCTATTTCCCGTAGTTTGATAATTGAAGGAGCCGTCAATAACATTTGATTTTGAAAAAGAATATATAGGATCTTGTGGAGTGTCCTGAACTGCTGTCAGCTGCCCGTCTTGCCAGTATAAAATACCTAAGAATACGGTAGCCATGTCTTTAAGAACTTTATATACGTCAGTAGCCTTTCCTAAATAAATGTTAGCACGGAATCGAGGCTCTAACCCAATAGCTATTCCAGTTCCTACTATATCCTCTGCTGTTGCTCTGAACACAGTATCTACAATATTTGCCGAAGAGCCTACAGAAGACCAAGTAGTATCTCCAGCGGTTTTAATTTTGTAAAAGTTGCCCACTATTAAAGAAGAAGTAGAATTATGTACAGTACCCGCATCTACAAGCTCATCGCAATATCTAGCCACACGGTATAAAGCGTACTTATCTATATCTCCTGCTTCTATCCACCTACCCGCCCCGTAGCGGTTATTTCTTATAATATCATAAAAAACCCAAGCAGGGTTATCTGTGTAGTATAGAGAGCCCCTAAAATTACCGTCCCAAAAACCTTTGTACACAGCTTGGCCGCTTGGAGAGTATTCACGAGGTGTATAATTAGAAGGAACGGATACAAGCAAACCCTCCGCAAGATAACTTCTTTTTGGGGTATTTTGAAATTGTCGGGAGTTAAAGGACAAACTAGCTAACGCTGTATAAGGATACCTAAATTTATCGTTTATTTCAGCCCCTAAAGAACTTATAGAAGCTACAGCAGATAATTGCCAGTCGTCTTTAACAGTTTCGCCCCCAGAAGTTCCATCCGCTCTTACAGGTAGGCCTAGGTGCCTAGTTATTCTAATAATCCTAACCTTTAAATCTACAAAAGGTCGGAACTGTTCCAATGTTAAAGAATGGTCAAACTGGGTGGGAGCCGAAGTATCTGAGTGATGCGTTACATAGGCACCTTTATTTGGGAAACAATCTTTCCACTCTCCAAAGCCCGTGCCGTCTTTCTTTAGGGCTATTTGCATTACATAAAAAGCATACGCTCTTTCTTTTTTACCAGAAGTTAAGCTTGTGGCTTGCAGTGCATTATACCGTATAGACCAAGAAAGTTCATCTACTTCTTGAACTGTAGCCGCATTTAGCCCAAAAGCATTAGAGCTTAATATAGTTGCAGCATCATTAAAGTCAGAAGAATCTGTTGGCATTCCATTAGCGTCTATAGGAGCAACCCCTGTAGTATTTGTATTTGTATCGGGATTAATGAGCTTTAGTTGAGGAAGATTTATTGAGCCAACAACTCCATTAATAGATACACTTCCTCCAACCCCTCCAATGGTTGTAAGAGGGTCTTGCGTTGCAGTTCCTGTACGTAGCCTAACATTTAATTTATCTATTTTTTGAGCAATATTACCTCTTCCTATAGTATTTGCATCATCAATTTCTTCTTGCGTTGGTTGCTTACTAATTCCAAAGTTATATGTGCCGGCTACAGGAGCATTGCTTGCTTCTACAGTTACAATGCCTTGCTCAGGGTTTATAGAGACAATAGGAATAAATCGATATATACGCAGAGTGTAAGTTCCTCCAGCCTCCATTCCTTCTCCGTTACCCTCTTTGAACGTAAGAGAAATAGTTGAAGTACTGAGATAAGAAGTTCTTCCTATATACTGCTCTCCTTCTCTATAAATATCGGCACGAGTATTAACTTCTCGGGCGGAGCTATCCCACTCACTCCCTTCACTATTTGTAGTAAAAGGAGTACCACTGGTTGCAGTAAGAGTGTAAGTCTTACCCTGTGCAGTTGTTTGAGAGGGCGTACTACTTACTGTTACTTCCTGTGTAAGGTAGGTTAAAATCAGTAGACGAGGAGCTTCTGCATTATTTTCAAGGTCTGCTGGGATAGTAGTATTTGAGTCGACACTTCCTGTTACATCTGAGCCTCCCGAAAAGGTTATAGTTCCTACGGTGTCTGCGGAAGAGGGAGTATACTGCAGAGGAATAAAAGAGCGAAACTCATCATACTCAGCTGGAATATCGTTTAAGAATACTCCAGCTTCTCCGCCTACTAGTCCTTTGATAGGGCCTTCCGAGATAGCGTCAACAATATTTACATTTTGAACTGAGTCTCCTCCTTCTTGGGAGGCAACTGCTATTGCTTCTTCTACTCGTACATTAAAACCGCTTTCCATTTATATCTCCTCAGTCATGATTTCTTGTAATTAGTAAATCAGATTCTTTATTCGCAGCACCACCACCACCACCACCGCCGGGAGGGGTAGTAGGATTACCGTTAGTATCCTGTTCTCCTGGAGGAGGTAAGTACTCAAATTCTTCTTCTTGTGTAGGTAAATCTGTATCATCAGAAGGGGGTGTAACACCTCCGTAGCTTCTATCATTTCTAATTGTTTGATACTGATTCTTTACTTCAAAACTTATAGGTCTCCCAGGTACTCGTAGTTTTCCATATAATATAGGTATAGGGTCTCCCTCTAAGATTGTCTGTCCGCTACCTTGAAATAAGTAAGCATCATCTTGTTCTGCTCCATCGGTAGAAGGATCTGGTGCCATAATTTGCATAACACCTGATAGTGCTAAGTTTACACCTATTCCCATAACAGTCAATTGTGCAAATGATGCAAAGGTTCCGCCAGTGAGTAGGCCCGCCTGCCCAACAGTCGGCATTAGTATCGGAAACGCAAAGGCGGCAGCAACTAATGCAATACCAATAATAATTTTCAGGCCTGCACTCTTTGCTCCTACAGGTTGAGGAGAAATATAAAAAGATCCTTCAG